AAAATTTAATATTTTTTTACTATGAATATTAAAAAATTTACAAGTACTTCCAAATTTGCATAAATAATTAAATCTATGAAATTTTTTAAGTATTATTTCTATATTATCATCTAATAACTTGTTCATTATATTTATAATATAAATTAAACTTTATATAACTAATCTGAATCACTAAAAATTTCACATTTTCTAACCTGAGTAGTATTAGTTTCTTCTAAAAATTCATCTTCTATACTTGAAGTACTATCTGATTCAATAACTTTATCATCATTATGAACATTTTTATATTTATCTAAGATATTATTATATTTATCTTTATTATTAACTTCATTATCATCAATATTAATTTCAATTATTTTATATTTATTTTTATTATAAAATTTTTTCCTTTTATTATATTGTTTATCAAATGGTATAAAACAATCTTTAATATCAATTACTAATGGTTTTATATTATGTTTTTTTCTTAAAATTCTTCCAACGGATTGTTCAATATTAGATTTTGGACTTGATAAAATTAATGTATTTAAATCAGGAATATCTAATGCTTCAGATGCCATATTAAATGTAGATAATATAATATCACATTTTTCTGATTCATCAAGTAATGATTGTTTCATTCCTCCAACATAATAACCAATAGTAAAATCTAATTTCATTTTTTTTAAATATTTTTCTATTAATTCTAAATGATTTCTTCTATCTGATAAAATTATCATTTTTCTTTCTTTTTCTTGCATTATTTTATTAATTTCTTGAACAAGTAATTTTAATCTTGGTTTATAATCACATACATTATTAATCATACGACTTGTAATAATACGTCCTTCAAATCCTTCTTCAAGTTTAGTATAACTTGGATTATCACTTTTATAATTAATAACTTTAACAATTACTTGTTGAGCATCAGTTCTTTTACCTTTATAACAAATTTTACCTAAATACCATTCAAATACTTTTGTTAATCCATCTGCACGTGTAGGTGTTGCAGTTAAACCTAATGTATATTTAGTAGAAATTTTTGGTAATGCTTGTGAAAATACTTCACTACTTATGTGATGACAATTTGATACAATAGGACCATCAATATATTGTTTTTGATTTTTTGTATTAATTTTAGTTGCAATTATAAAATTATGATTATCTTTTACTTCAATATCATATACATATAATGATTTATTTTCTATTCTTTTTATATTTGAAATTTTTAATGTTCCATAATTTAAAAATTTATTATTCCATTCATAATTATTTGATACAGTTATATTATTAATTTTATATAACATAGAATTGTGAATATATGATTTAACTAAATTTATTAATTTTTCTGTATTTTCTTTATTAAAATTTAAATAATAATATTTTTTGTTTGATTTATGTATAGTACAATTAATATTATATGTTTTAAATTTAGATACAAATTTATTATGTGTATCTAAATCATAATAATTACTATGTATTCTAATATTATTTTTATTAAATGAACCGTCGTCCATTAACCATATAGCAATTCCTTTTTCATTTAAATTATTTAATAACCAGTCAGGTACAATTTTTGTATTTTTTGGTAATTCATTATCTAAATCAAATATTTTACTATTAAATCTAACAGCAGGTTTTTTTGAATATCCATTTTGTTTTATAAATTCTAATTTATTTATTCCAAACATATTTGATTTCCATAAACAATATTCTTTTTGAGATTCACAATGTATAATTCTTAATCTATATCTATTTTTATTTGTATGTGAAATATTTCCATCTCCTAAATATGAACCGTATATTATTTGTAATTGATCATTATTTAATGCAGGAGCAATAATATTATCTTGATGATTTACATCATATTTAGATAAAATTATATCATTTATTTTTAAATCAGAAGCACAAATATAACCTTTTGTTGTTAAAATTTTATGATTATAAGTACATTTTATTTTTTTCTTTGACATTGAAATTTCAAGTAATTCTTTATTAGTTTTTTGCCAAGCATAAGTTAATGGTTTATATTCAAATTGTTTAGTTTCTAAATTAAAACTTAAAATATCAATTGATGATTTATTATTTTTCCAATTATTATATAATGTATAAATACTTTTACTTCCTTCAGAAGTATGAATATATGTATTAGCTGGAAAACATTCATCAACAATAGATAATCCAAAACAATCAAAAGCACCATCATCAAATTTTTTCATAGATAATGTTTGTAACATACATAATACAATATCTTTTCCTTGAACATCAAATTTCTTTTGTTGAATAATTCCTATTTTTGCTTGTGGTAAGAATTGATTAATACGTTCAATCCATTGATTCATTAAAAATTCTTTATGAACAACAATTAAAGTTTTTTTATTTATTCTTGAAATAATATTAATTGCTACTACTGTTTTACCCATACCACAACCTAAACATATAATACCACCACAATATTTATCACTTTTATAATTATTAAAATAAGCACTTATTGCTTTTTCTTGAACTTCTCTTAAAGAACCATTAAAATTAAGATTAATAGATAATCCTTCATTAATATTATATTTATCAGGTTCTCCAATAATTTTTACACCCCAAAATCTTGGTATATACATTTTATTTTGACTTTCAAGAAAAACATTAAAACAATTTGGTGGAGCAAATTTACTTCGATATGGAGTATATGGTTGTACTTTTAATTCTTTTCTAAAATCTTTTAGTTGAGGTTCACTAAAATATTTTTTTAAAATTACATAACCTTTATTTGACAATTTAGTATGCATAGTGTATATATTATATTTAATTCTAAAATCAATTTTAAATATTAATAATAAATAATAAAGTTTTGTTTTAAATAATAGTTTAATTTTTATTGATAAAATTGATAAAATTTGTAAAATAAATAATATCCTGGTATAAATAAAACTGATTGTAATGTTTGATATTGATATGTAAAAGCTAATGTATCATCTAAATTTATAACTGCATGCCACCACATACGTGGTATATTTAAAATTTGTCCTGAATTAACTACTATATCAAATACTTTAACTTTTTTTTTAAATTATTAATTTCATTTTCATTTCTTATATTTAAATTCTCAATCCACCAATTATTCTTAATAATATAATTTTTATATATTATTTTATTATATTCAGGACTTATCAATAATATTCTTTTTTTTCCTTCTAATACACATAATAAATTTACATGATCAATATCATAATGAAATGTTGTAATAGAATCTTTTGGACCTAACCAAAAAGCTCTATAAGTACTAAATGTTTTTTCTACAATATTTTCAAAATATTTATTTATTGTTTCTATTTGATTATAATTATCTTTAAGACCATAATATTCTTCTAACTTATAATAATAAGATTCATAATTTTTTTCTTTATTTTCAATAAATTTTTTTATAAAATCATTTAATTTCATATTAATTAATTTTAAATCTGAATGATAACATTCAATTGAATTACTTTTTACTATTGAAACTAAATTATTACCATAATTTTTTTTAAAAAATGAAATATTCCATTTAGGAAAATTATTTAAAAAATTATTAACAATATAGGGAATCTTAAAATCTAAAAATTTATTATCTAATATTTCTATTTTTTCAATATTTTTATGATATTTAATATATTTTAAATAATAATAACAATAGATTATATATAATAATAATAATAATAATATAATATAGAACATATTATATATTTTATTTTTTTTATTAATTTATAATAAATGATATGGTCATTTGATATATTAGATAATATTGTTTTTTATTATGATAATTTTGAAGATATATATATTTTATATAATTTTATAAGAGTTAATAAAATATGTTACAAATATAATCAAATTTTTTATAATTTACTAAAAAAAATAAAGAATTGTTATGATTTTACAAATATAAGCAAAAAATATATTCACAATAAAATTATATTTAATTATTTAATTTATATTAATAAATTTGTTTATTATAATAATTTTATTAATGATTTAGATGAATATAATATTAATATTGTTTCACAACATATCTTTAATAATTATAATATTAACAATAAATTAATAATTTTTATTAAAGATAGTAAATTTAAAAAAATTATTAATAAATATAATTATTTACATATTAAAATAATATCTTATTTTTGTAATAAAGATATTATAAAATATTTTTATGAAAATATATATGATGAATTATTAGATATAATAATTATTTTATATGGTATTTTTGTTGATGATTTAAAATATTTCAATCTATTATATAATTTACATAATATAAGAACTATAAATGTTTTATCAAAAACTACTATATTAACTACAATAATTGCTTATAATAATAATGACTATTTTATGAAATTAATTAAATATACTTAAAAATAATTTTTAACAATTTAATATAAATGGAATTTGCATTTAACATTATTAAAGAAAATTATTTATATAATAAAGTTTATCCACATAATTATGCAATGTTATCTACTCAATTATCAAGAGATAATTTAGAATTAGATAAAGATATGTATAATTATTGTTATAATTATTGGTTTAAATTACATAAAATTCGTAAAAAATATTGGTTAAATTTTTTTAGAAAACAAAAATTATTTAAAAAAATTTAATTTAATTTATTATATTAATATGATTGATTTAAATATTGAATGTCCTGTATGTTTAGAAGAAATTAATAATAGTAGAATTTTACCTTGTGGACATAGTTTTTGTACAAATTGTATAAATAAATTATTTAAAAATACAGTTGTTACTTGTCCTTTATGTTCATATAAAGTAAAAATAGATAATATATTAAAATTACCAAGAAATTATACATTGGATAATGTAATAAATATGATTAAAAAAAATCAAAATCCTCCTTCTTTTATTAAAAATGGGAATAATGATAATAATAATGATAACAATGATAACAATGATATAGATGATGACAAAAAAAGATTATCTAATTGTCAAAGAATATGTTATGGTTGTTGTATAACACATTTACATCGTGATATTGAAAAATAATAAATTATTAACTTGATTAGTAAGTCACTAATTTATTATTTAATTATTATTAGAGCATTTTAATTTAAATAAATCTTGTAATGTTCCATAAATTTCTTTATTACAACAACTCCATTTTCTTTTTAATTTTTCTTCTTGACAAGGAACACCTGTATAATAACTACAAGTTTGAATATTTGTTAAATTAGGTATAAATATATTTTTGTTATTTGGATCAATAAAATAATCTCCTCCACTTGTTCCACATATACAATAAATATTTTTTTTAGGATGTTCACAATTACAATTACTCATATTATGTTGTGCTAGTGCGACACCGGAATGAGACATTTTTAGATATTTTAAAAAAATCATTTTTATTAAATTGAAAATATTAATATAGTTATTTAAATACATTTTTTATATAGATATATAATGAATTTAAATATATTACAAGGTGAATGTAATGATAAAATAGATGAACCTGCTATTGATTTTGGTTTTGAATTAGATAATTTTCAAAAACATGCTTGTTATAGAATTAGTATAGGAGAAAATATTTTAGTTACTGCAAAAACAGGTTCAGGTAAAACATTACCTGCTATTTATGCTTGTGCTGATAGTTTAAAAAAAAATATGAAAATTATTTATACAAGTCCTATAAAAACCTTATCAAATCAAAAATATTTAGAATTAAAGCAAAAATTTGGAGAAGAAAATGTTGGAATTTTAACAGGTGATATTAAATTTAAACCTAATGCTCAAATTATAATTTGTACTACTGAAATTTTAAGAAATGTTTTATATTCGAATAGTACTAATAGAGATATAAATATAAGTGAAGTAGATAAAATTATTTTTGATGAAATTCATTATATAAATAATCCTGATAGAGGTGTAGTATGGGAACAATCTATTTGTTTAATTCCGTCTAATGTACAAATTATAGGATTATCTGCTACAATTGATAATGAAAAAGAATTTGCTTCTTGGATTGCACAATTAAAAGATAAACCTATGAATTTAATACCAACTACTCATCGTGTGGTACCATTAACTCATTATTATTATAATTATGAAGATAATGAAATAATTGAAATTGTTACATCTAAAAATAAATTTCAAAATTATCATAAAATAAATAAAAAATATGAAATTATTAATAAAGTTATTAATCCATTTTGTAATTTTTTAAAGGAAAAAGGTTTATTTAATACATTATTTTTTGTATTTTCAAGAAAAAAATGTGAAAAAATATGTAAAATGATAAATACAAATTTAGTTTCATCAGAAGAAAGTGCTGAAATATTAAATATATTTGACTTTCAAATGTCAAAATATAAATCAACATATGAACATTTACCTCAATATAATGATTTACGTAAATTATGTTCAAAAGGTATTGCTTATCATCATTCAGGTGTAATTCCAATATTAAAAGAAGTTGTTGAGATTTTATTTAGTAAAAATTTAATTAAAATATTAGTAGCAACAGAAACATTTGCAGTAGGTGTAAATGCTCCAACTAAAACAGTTGTATTTTTAGAATTACATAAGTATTGTGATAATCAAGTAAGATTTTTACAAAGTGATGAATATGTACAAATGGCAGGTAGAGCAGGAAGACGTGGATTAGATAAAACAGGTACTGTTATTATATTACCTGTTGATAAACTATTAAAACAACAAGAATTACAAAAAATGATGATAGGAGCTGTACCAAAAATAAAATCTAAATTTCATTTTAGTTATAATTTTATATTAAAATTATTAATTGATTCAAAAGATAAAGATTTATTTGAATTAATTGGAAAATCATTAATGTCATTAGAACAAGATAATGATTTAAAAGGATATAAGATAGAATTAGAATCATTAAAAGATAGTGTTAAAATTGATGAAAAACAATTTAATAAAAATATTTTAGAAAAATTATTAGAATATGATAATATAAATAAAATATTAAATAGTAAAAATACTAAAATAAAACAAAATCAAATGAAAAAATATAAATTAAAATTACAACAAATTAAAAATGAACAAGATTTTGATGATAATTATAAAAAGTTTTGTGTTTTTAATAAAAAATATGAAAAAATTAATTCTATTGAAAAATCTATAAAATATTTATTATCTTGTAATAAAGATGATATTAATAATATTTTACATTTTTTAAATATAAATAAATATATTGAACTTGATAATTCTATTGAAAAAACAAATTTATTTATAGATAATTATAAAGATTTTAAATTAACAATTAAAGGTATAATTGCTTCTGAAATGAGTGAATGTAATGAAATAATATTTACAGAAATTATACATAAAAAAATATTAAATGATTTAAAACCAGAAGAAATAGTATGTGTTTTATCTTTATTTATTCAAGAAAAAGATGATGATATAGATTTTTTTGAATTAAAAATTCCAAAATATTTAAAAGAAACTTTAAATAAGATAAATAGTATTTCTTGTAATATGTCTGATTTAGAAGAAAAACATAATATTTATATAGATACAGATTGGAGTTTATTTTTAGGATTTGTTGAACCTTCTTATTATTGGGCAAAAGGAGAAAGTATTGAATATATTTATAAGTTAACAGATATTTATGATGGTAATTTTATAAAAAATATTATAAGAATCAATAATATTGTTAATGATTTAAAAATTATATGTGAATTATCAAATAATGATATATTATTAAAAAAAATAGAAAATATTGAATCTAAATTAATTAGAGATCAAGTAACAGTAGAAAGTTTATATGTTTCTTAAAAATCATCAGAAGATAACTCAATTGAACTTGTATTTAAAGAATTAGTTGATAAATCTAATAATTCAGTATCTAAATTTTCATAACCTCCTTTTTTTGGTTTAGTTTTTCCTGGTTTAGTTTTTCCTGGTTTAGTTTTTCCTGGTGCAGCTTTTCCTGGTGCAGTTTTTCCTGGTGCAGCTTTTCCTGGTGCAGCTTTTCCTGGTGCAGCTTTTCCTGGTGCAGCTTTTCCTGGTGCAGCTTTTCCTGGTTTAGTTTTTCCTGGTGCAGTTTTTCCTGGTGCAGCTTTTCCTGGTGCAGCTTTTCCTGGTTTAGTTTTTCCTGGTTTAGTTTTTCCTGGTTTAGTTTTTCCTGGTGCAGCTTTTCCTGGTGCAGCTTTTCCTGGTGCAGCTTTTCCTGGTGCAGCTTTTCCTGGTGCAGCTTTTCCTGTATATTCTTCTTTTGAAATTTTATTATCTTTATTTTTATCTAATTTATCAAAATCTGTTAAAGTTATTCCTGATGACATTCCTGGTATTGATGGCATTCCTGGTATAGAAGGCATTCCTGGTACAGATGGAATTCCTGGCATTTTTGCTAAATTTGATGTTAAAGCTCCTGAAGCAGTATTTGTAATATCATTTACAGCAGTAGATGCAGCTTGATTAATTTGATTAATAGATTGTGAAGCTAATGATTTAGCAGCTGTAGAAGCAATATTATTTTTTGATTTATTTTTTGATTTATTTTTTATTCCTCCTTGTAATTCTTTTTCTAATTGACATAAATGTAAATATTTAATTTTATATTTTAAATATTTTTTCTTATAATTAATCATTATATTAATAATAAGAGATTTTTTTTAATTATTTAATGTAAAAATATGATAATGTCTAATATTTTTAATAGAACGATTTTTTGGTTTATTTTCAAAAATAATTATTGGTTTTTTTTTAATATAATTTTGTCTTATAATTTTATAAATATCAAAATCAGAAATTTTATTTTTTATTAATGGATTTATAAAAATTAAATAATGAGATATATTTTTATCAGTATCATAAGGAAAATTATTTAACATAAAATTAAAATGTTTATTTTTATTACTAAACATATTTTCTTTAAAATTTTCAAATTGTTGTGTTTTATTATATTTATCGTAAGATTTTTGTATTTGTGTATTTCTTTTTAGATAAGTGTTAGTTGGAGGATTAAAATGATATTTAATAAGATAATTCCAAGAATATGTCATTATAATTTAAATAATAAAATATTTTGAATTAATTTAAAATAAAATAAAAAACTGATTTATAGATTTAATTATATATATACAATAATGTCATCAATAAATGAATCAGATTTTGATTGGAATAAAGATACATTTACTATAATTAAAGAAATGTTATCAAATGATTATATAGTTAGAAAAATTCAACAAGATTCATTTAATGATTTTATAGATAATAAATTAAAATTAATTATAGAACAATATAATCCAATTGAACATAATTCTATATCTGATGATAAATTATATAAATTAGAATTATTTTTACATAATCCAAGAATTTATAAACCAAAAATTACAGAAAATGATGGTTCAACTGATGTATTAACACCTTCAATTGCAAGAACACGTAATTTTTCATATTCATCTCAAATAGTAATTGATGTTTTAAAAAAAACAAGTATTATAGAAGTTAGTACTAATAAAATAATTGAGGTTAAAGAATTATTATTAGAAAAAATAAATATTGGTAAAATTCCTATTATGGTTAATTCAAAATATTGTGTTTTAAATTCACTAAATATAAAAGATAGTAATGAATGTAAATATGATGTTGGTGGTTATTTTATAATTAATGGTAATGAAAAAGTTTTAATTCCACAAGAAAGAGTTATTGATAATTATCCTTTATGTGTAGTAAATAGTAAATGTAATAAATTTCCAATTGTAGTTGAAATGAAATCAACAATTAAAGATAAATTTTTACCAACTAAACCATTAGTATTTAAAATTTCATCAAAAGATGAAGTAGCAGGAAATATTATTAAGATTAGTATGCCTTATTTAAGACAAGATATATCTTTATGTATTATGTTTCGTGCATTAGGAATTTTATCTGATAAAGAAATAATTGAATATGTAGTTTTAGATATTAATGATGAAATGAATAAAGATATAATTCAAATTTTAAATTATTCATTAGATGAAGCATCGAATATTTTAGATCAATATAGTGCTTTAGAATATATTGGTAAATATATTACTAATATTCCTCGTGAAATAAAAAATGATAAAGATAAATTAATAAATCATGTTAAAAGTTTATTAATAACAGAATATTTACCACATGTAGATCATTCATTTAAGAAAAAAGCATTATATACAGGTTATTTAGTAAAAAAATTAATTTTAACTTATTTAAAAAAAATTCCATTAGATGATAGAGATTCTTATTTAAATAAAAGAATAGATTCACCAGGAGTATTATTATCAGCATTATTTCGTCAATATTTTACAAAAATGTTAAAAGATATGAAATCTACATTATCAAAAGAATTTAATAATGGAAGTTGGAGAGCAACAAATGATTTTCATCAAATAGTAAATTTATCAAATATTTATAAATTAATAAAACCAACAATTTGTGAAAATGGAATGAAATATGCATTAGCAACAGGTAATTTTGGTATGAAAAATACTTTTAATAAAGTAGGTATATCTCAATTATTAAGTCGTTTATCATATTATTCTTGTATTTCTCATTTAAGAAGAATTAATACACCAATAGAAAAATGTGGTAAATTAATTGCACCACGTAAATTACATACAACTCAATGGGGATATGTGTGTTGTGCAGAAACACCAGAAGGTCAATCAGTAGGTGTAGTTAAAAATTTTGCAATGAGTTCATTATTAACAATTAATTCTTCTACATTACCTATTATGAATGAATTAAAAAAATATGATTCATCAATAATTTGGATAGATTCAAATGATTATAATTTAAAAGATATATATAAATATACTAAAATATTTATTAATGGAGATTGGATAGGTTGTACTAATAAAATATATGATATATATAATCATTTAGTAAAATGTAAGAGAAGTTCATTAATAAATATATATACAAGTGTAACTTTTGATAAATATAATAATGAATTATATATATATAATGATTCAGGTAGAATTGTTAGACCATTATATATTGTAAATAATAATAAATTAAATATTAAACAATATCATGTTGATTTTATTAAACAAAAATTATTAACTTGGAATAATTTAATATCAGGTATTAATAATGTAAAATTTAATTATCAAGATATAAATAAATATATTGATGTATATAAATTTTTAAAAGATAAAGATAGTATAATAGAATATTTAGATTCAAATGAAATTCAAAATACTTTAATTTCTATGAATGGGAATAATTTACAAGATAAATCTTATACACATTGTGAAATTCATCCTTGTTTAATTCTAGGTGCAATTGCTTCTATTATTCCATTTTCAGATCATAATCAATCTCCAAGAAATTGTTATCAAAGTAGTATGGGTAAACAAGCAATTGGAATGTATGTTTCAAATTATCGTAAAAGAATGGATACAATTGCTCATATTTTATGTTATCCACAAAGACCTTTAATTACAACATTTTCAATGGATTATGTAAATGGAAATCAATTACCAAGTGGAATTAATGCTGTTGTAGCTATTATGTCTTATACAGGTTATAATCAAGAAGATTCTGTATTATTAAATAGAGGAGCAATAAATAGAGGATTATTTCAATCTATTTATTTAAAAACATATAAAGAAGAAGAGAAAAAAAATCAAAGTTCTGGTGAAGAAGAAAAATTTTGTATTCCAGATCAAAATAATACAATTGGTATTAAATCTAATAATTATAATAAATTAAATACAAATGGTGTAATTAAAGAACAAACTTATGTATCATCAGGAGATATAATTATTGGTAAATGTATTCCAATAAAAAGAAAAAATAAAGAATGTACTTATAAAGATAATAGTATTATTCTTAAAAATAATGAATATGGTATAGTAAATAAAGTATATATTGATAGAAATGGTGATGGATATCGTTTTTGTAAAATTCAAATAAGAAATGATAGATATCCACAAATTGGAGATAAATTTTCAAGTAAACATGGACAAAAAGGTACTGTTGGTATGATTTATAATCAAGAAGATATGCCATTTACAAAAAAAGGTATTACTCCTGATATTATAATGAATCCTCATGCTGTACCTTCAAGAATGACAATCGGTCAATTAATTGAATGTTTATTAGGTAAAGTATGTTCTGATATTGGTTATTTTGGTGATGGTACTCCTTTTACTGAATTAAATCCAGATGATATTTCTGATATTTTAATTAATAAATGTGGATATGAAAAATATGGTAATGAATATTTATATAATGGTTCAACAAGTGAATTTTTACCTTGTAAAATATTTATAGGACCAACTTATTATCAAAGACTAAAACATATGGTTAATGATAAATTTCATTCACGTTCAACAGGTCCAATAGTTTTACTTACAAGACAACCAAGTGAAGGTAGAACTCGTGATGGTGGATTAAGATTTGGTGAAATGGAACGTGATTGTATTATTTCACATGGTGCAATGTCGTTTTTAAAAGAAAGATTATTAGATGTTTCTGATAATTATAGAATTTTTGTATGTAAAAAATGTAAATTAATTGCTTCTGTAAATCCTGAAAAAAAAATATATAAATGTGATTTTTGTAATAATACAACTTGTTTTGATGAAGTACGTATTCCTTATGCTTGTAAACTTTTAATGCAAGAATTATTATCTATGAATATTGCTACAAGATTACATACTTCTACTCAATTTTATTAATTTATTAATTTAATTTATTAATTTACTAATTTTTTTTTTATTAGTAGGATTATATTATATATTTAATAACATAAAATTTATATATGTATAATATAATATGTCATTATATGATAAATATTATTATAAAATAAAATATGTTTTATTAGAATATTCAAATACATTAGAATTAGATATTGAATATATGAATAAATTTATGCAAGGTTCTATAGATAATTTAAGAAATAATAATGTAGATATTTTATTTCAACCAGATAAAAACGATAATAATATAGATAGTTCAAGTAGTACAGATGATATTTTAGAAAATGAAGATGAAAATAATGAAAATTCTGATAATATTTCTAAAATATTTTATAAATCATTATCAAAAAAATTACATCCTGATAAAAATAAAGATAGTAATACTGATGATTTTATTAAATTAAATGAAGCATATCATAATAATGATTATTTAACTTTATTTATTTTATATTATGAAAAAAAAATAGAAGTAGAACTTCCCGAAGATATTTTTGATTTAATTGAAGAAAAATTATTAGAAAAAGAAGAAGAAATTAAATTAATTAAAAGTAAAGTACATTGGCAATGGATTAATGCCAATGAATCTGAAAAAAAAAATATAGAACAACATATAATAAATGAACTAAATAAATAAATTTATTTTAATAATAAATTACTATTTAGATTATTTTCATTAATTGATTCATATGGTCCTTTTTCATTCATTTTTACATCATTAAATAAATCTTCATAATATTTTTCATAATCTTTATCAACAATCTCTTGACTTACTAAACATTTATTTTTTTTATTACCACCTTTTTTAATTTTTTTATTATTAGTATTTTTTTTAATTGTTTTTGTATTACATTTTTTATTATAAAAGTTATTATATATAATATACAGTATAGAATACATAATAATTGATAAAAAAATATTATTTATAAAACTTTTTGTACTAAAAGTCCACATTATAATATAATTACATATAATAAAATTATATAATAAATTACATATAATTAATTATACTAAATAATTATTATTGTAATACTGTTTGTATATAATCAATAAGTTTTTTGAAAAATCAAAAAATTACCATTTTATAATAATATTTGTATATTTATCACAATTTTCATAATCAATTTTAAGACCAGATTTTTCAGTATTAAAAAAATTTTCTAATTTTTCAATTAAACCTTGTTCTAATAATTCTGATAATGGAAAACCATCAATACTATGTCCATAAGATTCACTACTCATAGGTATAAATGTATATATTATACATTCATTTTGACCTATTGAAGATGCAGAATACATATGTCTAAAAATAGATGATGATAATTTTTTAGGTGATAAAGAAAATAAATATTCTCCATCAATATCAGTTACTATATTTTTTTCTAAAGCATTACCTCCTATTAAAATACATTGAAATGCAGTTCTAATAGCTCTTTCTCTTGATTTTTTAATTAGTATACAATTATTTGTATTTTTATTTTTATTTAAAAAATGTATACAATTAGACCAATCAAAATTATCATATATAATTTTTGTAAACCATTTAATAGGTGTATATTGTAACGGTTCATTATTAATAATACAATATTCATTTGCTAATACAAAAAATAATTTCCAATTCCAAATTTCGTCTATATTTTCTTCAATATCAGTATATATTACTAATATTGTATTATCATTTGGTCCTTCTAATAAAATACATTTTTTTGAAATAATATCTTTAATATTATCTTTATAATTTAAATATTGTAATAATGTTCTACCTTCAATACATATTTCTTCTTCATCTTTTTTTAAAATATCTAAATTATTCCAATCTTCTTTTAATTGATTAAATACTTGATCTAAACTATCAAAAAAAATACTCATATAGTAATATTTGAGAAAAAAATTAGCAACAACAAAACTTATTTTTTTTTTTATCATTATTTTCAATGTAAATTTTGCTTTTTACGTTAGTTAAATTAATATAATTAATTAAATTTTTATCAATATCACATAATTGTTTATATATAGTTTGTAATAATAATTCTATTTCATTTATAGATTTATTTATATTTTCAATAATTTTATTTACATTTATTCCTTTATTATTATATTCTAATAATAATTGTGTTTTATCTTTAAAATTAAATAATAATTTATTTAAAACAATTATATGTTTTGATATTAAATTTAATATTTCAATATATTTATTACTCATATTAATATAATAGTATATATTAATATAAGATTATAGTTTTTTAACTTTCTTAACATTAATTTTTGGTTGTTTTCTTTTTGATGGTAAATCATCTTCATCTGAATCATGATGTGGATCAAAATTTAGTTGATGATGTCTCCAAATAGATTCAGAACCTATTCTAAATGGTGGATGTGATGATGCTTTATACCAAAAAACTTGATCTTCTATTTTATTGCTTTTAGCATTATTATTTATAACTAAACATTCATAATTTTCAGTGCATTGGTCCATTACTTGAGAAAAAGTATCAAATGTTGGAAACATTCCAGCATAATGTTCGTAAATTCTTTTTCTATTTGATATTATATTTTCTCTTAAAAGAAAAACATAGTCTACATTAGTTCTTAAATTTGGAGTTACACCTAATGCGTATTGCATAGTAATTATAAGTAAAAGATGCCAATGTCTCCCATTCATAAAGCAAGTTTTAATATTTTTATCTTTAACCCATGAAGGATCATCTAAACAATCATCTAATATTAAAAATGCATTAGGATTTATATCAGTTGAACCATTTTCTGATAATTGATAATTCATTTGCTTTTTAATTATTTTTTGTCTTTTTACTACATTTTTAATTACAGGTGGAGTATATTCATCATGAATAAATACTGAAGGAATAATATGACTATAAAAACTATTAGCACTTTCAGTACCTGAAATAACTGTTCCAACAGGTATTTCACGGTGATAATATAATAAATCTTTAACTAGCCAACTTTTGCCTGTACAACGTTTTCCAATTAGAACAACAACATTATCATCTCTTATACTTGACATATCAAATTTTCTTAGTTGCATATTCATAATATTAATAATTAAGAATTAAATTATAAATTAATAATAACGCATTTTTATTCTTCAAAACATTCAAATTCTTCTAATATATTATATTCTTCTAAAAGTGGCTTATCTTCTTTATTTTCAATATTTTGATTAGAATAACAATTATTAACTTCTAATTTATTATCTTCATTTAAATGATTTGATTCATTATTTTCTTTTGATTCATTATTTTCTTTTGGTTCATTATTTTCTTTTGATTCATTATTTAGTGTAATTTTAATATTATTTCCATTAAATTCAACTTTTCTTTTAGAATTATTATTTTTTTCTTTATTCCAAGATAAATATAAAATATATGTATTTTCATCAGTTAAAGTTTGCATAAAACTTTTATCATATTCTTTTTTTTTAGCATATAATACTTTAAAAGGATTAAAATGTTTGTTTAATTCAATTAATAATTCTTCAATTAAGCAATTATATTTTGATTCATTTAATATATAATAAGAATAACCTTGTTGAGAATTATATTTAATATTTTCAATAGATACATTATTTATTAAATTATTAAATAATTTTCTTTTTTGAATATTTTTTTTTTTTTGATTATAATAATGTATATTATTTATTTTATTTTCAGTTGTTGTTAAGCAATAATTATATAATTTATCATAATCAAATTTCATTATATTATATAATTAATATATTTTTTTAAATTAAAATATGTAATATATTATAATTATGTATAATAATATAATTAGATGTGTATTATTAGGTGATTCAGGTGTAGGAAAAAGTTCTATTTTAGATAGATTAAAAGGTTATGGTTTTAATGATTATAATGGTTCTACTGTTGGTGTAGATTTTGGAATAATTAAAAATGAAAAAACTAATACTAAATTTCATATTTATGATACATCTGGACAATGTGCTTATAAATCAATTACAAGTCAATATTATCGTGATGCTACAATAGTAATATTTGTTTATGATTTAAATTGTATAGAAAGTATGAAAAATATTAAATATTGGGAAGAAGAATTTGAAAAAAATAATTTAAATAATAAATTAAAAATTTATATTGGAAATAAATCAGAAATAAAAAAAATTAATAATGATGAATTAGTAAAAAGAATTGAAAATAATAAAAATATTCATATAGAAGTTTCAGCTAAAAAAAACTTTAATATGCAAATATTAAAAAATTATATTATTAATTATACTGATAATACAATTAATATTGATAATTCATTTATTGAAGATAATTGTTATTATAAAATAAATAATGTATGTGTTGAAAAAAAAAATAAGAATAAATGTTGTTCTTAATTTATAAATTAAATTCATCAGACATTTTAACTATTGAATTATATATTAATTTTTCAAAATCATTTTCTGGTTTAAATTCATTAAATTTTAAATTATATTCATTCATTTGATTACATATTTCACAATCACATTTACTAATACACCAATCTTCTTCATAACTATCATCTACTACATTATCTAACATACTATCATTTTCATAATGTTCTTCATTTTCATCATATTCTTCATTTTCATCATACTCTTCATTTTCTTCTTGTTCTATTAATTCATCTTCAATCTCATCAAGAACTTTATTTGCTTCTTCTTCAATATTTTCTCTTTCCATAAAAATAAACATTTCTCTTTTTAAAGCTATTGAAATATCTTTTGATGTAGCAATTTTTCTTCCAGAATGTATTGTATATATAGTTGCTGATTCAAGAGCATTTTTCATAAATACACTCATTAAAGCAAGCATATTATTAACATCTTCTTGTGTTTCAATCATAATACTTATTTTACTAATTTAATTTTTAAATACAATAATATTATTGAAATAAATTATAAATCTTCGTCGGAAAAAGTTGGATTATAAAAACATACATCTTGTATTTTATAAACATATACTTTTGAATTTATATCAATATGTTTAATCGTATTATTATTACGTGTACAATTACATTTAAAATGTAATCTTTTATTATCTTTATCTATATCTAATAAATAAGGTAAACTATCAAATACAGTTTCATAAAAAGTATTTGAATAAAAATCATATAATTTGCTTTCAGTAGTTAATTTTATATTTAAATTAGAATTAGTTATATCAACTTCAGGATAAATATAATAAATTTTTTTTATTAAATCTAATCTATCTAATGAATTTTTATTTTGAGCAATTTGTTTAGATAATTCATTATATTCATATTCATTTATATTATATTTTTCTCTAATATCTTTTTCATCAATTATAGTCATTAATTTAACTAATGCATCATTTAAATCATTATTTGACATATATTAATAGATTTAAATTATATTTAAATAATTACTTATTGTTTAATAATTCTAAATATTGTCCTTTTCTACAACAAAATAATTTATCATTAGCACAATACCATACAGTATTTAATTTCATTAGGTTTTTACAATAATAACAATATTTTTTTTTTATAATAATATTATCATTTTTAATTAATTTATTATTATACATAATATTTATTATTATACATAATATTTATATTTTATATTTATAAAATATTATAATTTGAATATAATATATTTATATCATTATTACATTGTGTAATATTAAATTTTTGATAAAAATTGTTTGGTATTGAATTTAAATCATTATTATTATTATGATAATCTTCTGTTAAAATATGAAATAATTTTATAATAAATTCGCTTATTTTTAATTTATTTTGCTTTTTAATTTTTATTAATTCAAATAAAAAATTTCTTTTCAAACTTATAACAAATAATTTATCATAACAATTAATAAATAAATGATTAAACACTTTTCTATATATAGAAAATAAACATACTTTAATAAATTCATAAATATTAGGAATACAATTATCATTTCTTATACTATAATCAAAAGTTAATACCATATAATGATTTGGATCTTTATTTTTTACTAATTTTAAAAAATCTAATCTATGATCTTTTTTATGTGTAATTACATAATCAGTAGCACTAAAACTTTGATAATCTATAATTATTTGTTTAATATAATTTTGTCTAGATAATACGATAATTCCATTACAAGATTTTGTATCTATTAAATTATTTTTAGCAAAATTAATAATATGTTTAATACGTTCTTTTGTAAGTTTTAAATACATATTTAAGTAAAAATAAAAAAAAAATATTTAAAAAACTATTTATAATTTTTTTTTAAGTTTTTAGATATAAATTTTATTATTAAATTTAATAAATAAAAAAATCCAAAAGTCCAATAAGGATTATGCCATTGAAATAATTGTGAATATAAATATTCTAATCCTGAATTATTATATAAAACACTATATATAAAACTACGTAATGGACCAATAAAACCTTCATTAAATAATACTAAATAATTAGTTTGTATATTATTATTTGAGTCTAATCTATATACAGTATTTCCTAATTTTATAAAAGAGTAAACATATATTATAAAAGCTATAATTATATGATTCATTTATTAAATAAAATATAAAAAATAGAATTAAATATTTTAAATAGAAAAAATAGAATCACTATTAATATTAGTATCTGTAATATATTCTATTTCTTCTGTTATTTCTAATGTAAATGAATGATTTAAATTAGAGAAATTAAATAATTTTCCGTTTACATCAAAAAATTGTATATCTAATTGTGTAAGTTCATCTAACGGTTTATGGTCAAATAATGTATCTGTTGATATAAAATTATTATATAAATCTTTACCAGGAGCAGAAGGTAAAATAATTTTAGCAAAAGCATTAATATTTTTATTAACATCAATAATAGTATTAAAATCTTTAATTGATAAATAAATATATTTATCACCACCAATATCAACAGGATTATTTAAATTTTCTTGAAAGATTTGTCCTCCTACACCTAATATATATGGTCTTAAATTATTACGTGGTATAGATTCAATATTTCCTAAAAATTGTTCTGGATGTTTTACACCTAAATCTCTTAATCTAACAATTAATTTTATTTTAGTATTTTGTTTCAAATTATCTTTAATAAGTTCTTTAATAGTAAAACCAAAGAAGAAATCATTCATAACATTACTTTTAGAATTCCATCTATTAGATATTAATCCACCAACACCTTTATATTTTCCTTTAATTAATATTGAGTGATAATTTATATAAAACATTTCATCACTAAAAGTATTAACCCAAGAAGTTGGTAATGTTCTAAAATAATCATTTGCATCATAATAATTATTAAATTCTTTTAATAAATTATCACCATTATATACACACCAATAATTATTATTATAAGATACATAATAATTATTTTTAAAATATCCTCTAATAGGACAACCTGTATGTATTAATTTATTTTGTTTTATATGAAAATTATAATAATCATTATTATAAATATAGTCTAAATTATAAATTTCAGGGGTTTTATAATGTTGTTCTATTAATGGTGTTATAAATTCATTATTTTTTTTTATATTAATATTATTTGATATAGTATCTAATGATATAGGATTATTAGGTATATTTAATCCTTTCATATTTAAAATATAAATATCATTAGGTAAATATGGTTGAAAATAAGGATAACCTTCTTTTTTATGTGATAATTGAATAATTACATTTCCTGTATGTAAATTATTATTAATATCATTTTTATTTATTGTACCAAATGACCAAATTAAATTATAATTATAATCATCTTGATCATTAACTAAAGCATTATTATTAATATTAAAAGTTATAATTTTATTTTTAATTGTTTTAGTTATATAAAATAAAGAATTTTGAGTTGTACAATCAATATATTGATTATTATGATATCTATATAAATATATTTCTTTATTGTTATTTGAAACATCAAATGATAATTCTGAATTTTGGTATAAAATTAAATAACTATTTGTATAATAATTATTATTATTAAGTTGTGATCTAGAAAAACCTATTGTTCTCATAATAGTATCAACACCGTTATTATAATATAAATTAAAATTAGTACTTGAATGAAAATAAAATATTTGATTTTGTACCATAAATTCAATATTAATTTGAAAACTAATTTCAATATTAATAAAATAATTATTTATAGTATCTTGTAATATTTTAGCAAATTCAGTTGGTGTATAAATATATATATAATTATCAATTATTTTTGAAGGTATTATTATTGTATAATAAATATTATTTACTGATAAATATAAAGTGTT